TTGTTGTTCGCGTACATGGTCTTGCTCACCATGCCTTGCATGGGGTCTTCGTACACTACCGTGACGAACTCAGGGTAGATGAGGTTGAGAAGCGTCCGAAGTTCATCAGTCTTGAGCGGTCGGCAAGTGATGTCGAGTCGAATCTTCGTGGCTACCCTGTCACGAATCATAAGCCCACTCATCGTGCGTCCAGCATTGGGGCCATCCACATCGTTGCGTGACCACTGAACGCCCTGATAGGCGATGTATGGGGTGATGTCCACCCCGTCTATCGTAATCTTGCTATCTATAAGCATTTACTCTCACCGCCTTAGTAATAGATAATCAGGCATCCCGGATAGCCAACACTGCCAGCGCCGCCCCAGCCGCCGCTTCCAGCGTACTGAGGCTGTGTGCTTACGATGCCGCCTTGACCATACTGCTCGGTGTACACGCCGCCGCCGCCACCACCGCCGCCGCCGTTGCCGCCATTGCCACCACAGCCGTATAGAGGCGTGGTTTCAACAGGGCTTCCAGCATCAGCGCCGTTACCAGCGTATGTCCTCTGGTAGAAGTTCTCTTCTCTCGCGTCTGCGCCATTCGCGTTAGCACTTGCGCCGCCGCCACCGCCCAAAGTAGACCACGCATAGATGTCCGGGTAGTAGAGGTTGAAATCAATTCCCGGGAACGTAAGGCCACCGTAGTAGTTGCCTACGTTCCCACCGCTAGTGCCAGTTACAAGTTCACCGCCAGACCTTACATAGCCGCCATCGCCGCCGTTTCCACCGTCAATACCTTTGTTTCCGGGAAGCGCATATGCAATCCCAGTAAACACATTAACGAAGCCGTCAGCTTGCGGATCTCCAGAAGCAGACGAGTAGGTGCTGACAAGTGTGGAACCGTTATACGCCTTGACAATAGTGTCTTTGCCACTCTGCTCGACAGACACCGAAGTAATGTTCGTGACATCGAGTGAAACAGCCAGGAAGTCACCGCCGTTGCCACCAGCGCCTCCAGCTCCTCCAGTACCGCCCTTGCCCCCTCTTGACGGGAAGCTGTCTTGCGTCTGAATCATTTCACCAGCTTCACCTAAAGAGCCAGTAGAACCGTCACGACCAGTGCCTATAATGTTGAGCCGAATTGTCGGGGTTGGTTGTGCCTTAACTTCCTCTGGGATGGTAAAGCTAGACCCATATGTGACAATCGCAAAGGACGAATAGCCGCCGCTCTTTTGCGGGTTAAAGCCACGAATGAATTCGCAGTCGGACTTGACGAAAGACGATGCGCGTGAGGTATACTTCGTCAGGAATGCGTTAATGCTTTGTAGCAACGGTGAGGTGAACGAATACACAGCGCCGCAACGTTCCCCGTTGAACCTGATGCCCATATTTGTCTTCCGCACATCAGCACAGTAGTATGCTTTGAGGCGATTCATCACATTGTCAGAGTTGATGGAACTCACAAGAGTCGCGTCAGTAACGGAAACGTCAGAACCGTCAGACACGTTGCTGTTCTCATAGCTAATGATGTTTTCGCTGTGAACATACGGAGTACCAGTGATAACTCCGCGCCCTTCTACGATAGCCGCATTGCAGTTAAACGACTTGATCGTGATTCCACCAGATGCAGTTGGCGTTCCGTAGACTGGTGCGTTACGGAACTCAACGATGTACTCCCCGGCATACGAAGCACTCTGACTATTGTCAAACAAAGTCTCGGCGTTTCCACTTGGCTCTGAAAACGTGTGTTCCGTGACAGAAACCGTCATAGCTTGTTGAATGCGTTCCTCACTGCCGTTAGAATACAGATTGTCATCAACAATCTCTCCAGAAACAGTAGGAGACAGAGCCGTGAAAATGATTCCGTCATCGGAGGAATGCATCATACTAATCCCTTGTGAAAACAAAAGCTGATGAAGCGATTCTCGTCTGGAGCCAATAGGAATCCAGCCAAAGATAGGAAGTTCAGCAACGCCCTCGTTGTACGAAATCGTATTTTTTAATTCGACAAACCTATTGTACTTGCTCAGTGAGGATATATAGCCAAGGCTTTCCCCGACCGTGTCCCATGCGCTATAAGCGCCAGACACATTCGCCGCATATCCAGTCAGCGCATTGCAGATGTAATTTGTTCCGCTTTTCTCCGCATAGATTGCTTCTACAACCTTTTCTCCGCTTTCGTTGTATACTTCGTATGCATTCCATCTCAGCGCGAAGTAATCGTAATTTCTGCTGAGACATACATAAGTACCAGAACTATATGTCCTATAATTTGGCCCCAGTGCAAAATAAAGGTTAATCTTTTCGGAAGAGGCCGTGGTAGTAGGAACGGAAAGCGTGTTCTCATAAGTCAGAGTTCCAGTTGTAGATGGATCTCCAGCCTTGACATAATTGCAAACAGCCTTAAACGTGCCAAACATCGGGTCTGCATCAATATCTATAACCGACCCGCTTCCTACAAGTTTGCTGTCTCTAAAAATGTTATTGAAGAAAGTAAACTGACCACTAGGCGTTGTAACGCCGTAGCTAAAGTCTATCGAGTAATAAATAGGCCCAGTGGAACTATCTCTGCTTGCGCGTAGGAGAACACTATAAAGCCCGTTTGTGCCAGCTATGGTATCAGATACAGAAATACCCACGGAGGGTTCACTGTAAGCGGAAACAATCTTAAAATTGATGTGCAGACGATTCTTGAACTGGTCTACGCTATCAGCGACATCCGCTACCTTCGCTGAGTGCGTTTTGCTTGTGTTATTCTCTGGTACGAAAATTTCGTAGTCTGGCGAGATACCATCGCTCATTAGCACCTTGTTTAGCACTCGGTCAAAATGCTCACCGTTGTACATCCCGCCAAAGAACTTCTCTCGCTCGATGATTCCGATCAGACTTGTAGCCCGAATGAGGTAGCGGTTGATCCCCTTTTGCTCAACACTCAGCACATAGTATTTGCCAACCGACCGCCCATTACTGTAGTAGTAGATAGGCGTGGCGTATGCCAGATTTGCAAACTGCTCGGTCAGATCGCTGAAAAACACACCAACCTCAAGAACATCTGCGCTCATGTCTCCACCAGTCAGACCGATGGAGTTCTCGCAAGTGATGCTCTCGATGCTGTTCTCATCAAAAGAATAGGAGGGAGACTCCTGTGATCCGATGAGAATCTGCTCGTTAATCATTGTCTCCCTCCCCTGTTATCCATTTGCGATAAGGCTAATGCCGCGCTCTTTGGCTACGGCCTTTTGGTCGTTGTATGTAGCTCTGAAGAACTCACGACCGTTGATTTCGATGATAGTAGTGCGGCTACCACCGCCTCCATTGCTCACGCTCATGGCGCTCGACACGGCACGGAACACGCCGCCCTCGATAGCCGCAACAATTTGGTCGTTGTTGGCAACTGCGTTACGGTTGCCCATCGTGCCAACTAGTTCCGGGCCTCGCTCCCCGGCGAAATAAAGCGAACCCTCGTCCGGGAAACCGCCATTTGCAAACCATTCGACTCGCAAACTAGGCACAGTATCAAAGCCGAAGAACTTCGCCAAACCGCCAGCCTGATTCCAATCGACAAAAATATGTGGAAGCGAAACATGAAAACTCTCTAACCCTAGGCCCGTCCACCATTCGCTAAGAGAATCCCACAAGTCTCTAAAAGGCTGGAAAATTATCAAGTCCAACTCAGTTCCAAGATCTTTGAACCCTTCTGCAATCCATCCAATCGCTTTGGAGCCGAGTCCTTCAAACCACTCCAGCGTTTCAGGAATCTCAACTTCTATAAGTTCCTCCAGCGGCCCACCGATGATTTCGTGAAGCACACCAGAAAGATCAAGAAATCCTTCTGCAAGCCATAAAAGTGCGTTTTTACCCCACTGTTTGATTTCCTCGTCTGTCGGAAGCCCGAGAACGCCGCACACAAACCAGTCCAGACCACTTCTGTATTTCGACTTTTCTTCGTTGTCAAGCATTGAGAACTTTAACGATTCTACTATTGCAGAAATTCCAAGCCCAATAGTTGCACCGATCAGCGCACCTGCTGGCCCGCCTGCCACGAACCCGATTGCTGCCCCAGAAAGAGTTGTCATGGCAGTAGCAAGTTGGTCAACAAGGTTCCCTTGTTCGCCAAATGCTTTTATGTCGATCGCTTTTAAAGCAGCCCAAAGACCAGCTCCCGCAGTTATTCCAATTAGTGCGCCGCCAGGCCCACCTGCAACAAATCCGATAACTCCACCTGCGAGGGATGTAAGTGCAAGGCTTATCATGTCGGCGATTTCATCACCGCTTAACTCTCCATCGTGGTCAAAGATCATTGAGTTCGCAATAAGCGAAAACGTGAGTCCGACAAGCGTTCCGACAATGGCACCAGGAACACCTGCGATCGTAAATCCAACGCCAGCGCCGAGAAGCATAGAAAGGCCAGAAATCGCTTTTTGGGCTACATCTTCTGGAGTTAAATTATCCCACTTGAACAGCACATCTTTTATGTTGAATGCAAGTTCAGATAATATATCGCGCATCTTCAAAGCCCAGTCTGACAGAGGCGCGTCTACGAACATATCAGAAGCGCTGGGGCCAGTGGTTCCAGTGCCAGACCGCCCAGTATCAGACGGAGCCTCCAGCCTGTTGATTTCGTCAAACCCAAGAAGTTGATTCTTCCACTCTTTGGTGGCCTTTGCTCCAGCCTCAGCCGTGTCTCCCCATTCCTTGAAAACATCAACAGCTTTCAAGTAGGTTGTGCCAGTAAACGATGCGAAGATCTGAGACAGCGTGTCAGCCAGTTTCACGACAAGCCCGATAAGCTGGTTGATGAGAGGGGCTACTGCCGCATACAAGCTGATGAACGCAGAGCCTAGCTGATTCTTCATCGTCAGGCTGGAAGTAGAAACGCCGTTTAGCGCCTCTGCAAACCGATGCCCTTCCGAAGTAATCCCAGCGCTGAACTCATAGGCGTTCTTAAGCCCTTCGCTCAGAGCCGAAGTAATCGACTTGATTATGGATCGAATCATGCGGTAAAACGCGATCCGCTTGATGGAACTGATGAATGTACTCAACGGCCCCAGAGACTTCTTCGTGGATGCGGCAAGTCCACTAATTGCACTGGAAGTTTCAGTGGTAGCTTTCGCCGCAGACGTAGCCCTAGTCGTAATGTTGTTGATCGTCTCAGCCGTCTGAATGGTGAGGCTCTTTTTGCCCTTGACGGCATTCATTGCGGAAGCCAGTTGTTTCAGCTTCTTCGGAACGCCGTTGAGTGAAGCACTCAGATTCTTAACCGCATTAGCAACGTTATTGATTTCAGCGTCCGCGCCAGACGCACTGTGCTTTACTTGTATTTCAAGGCTCTCTAGCGTGTCTGCCATTGGATCACCCTTTTACTTTTGCTTTTTCTTTTTCCTCTGCTGTGCATTGCGTATCGCTTGAAGCTGTCTATCCATCTTTTCATACTCCTCTCGCTCCCGGCGTTTCTTTTCCTTCTCCGTTAGCGGGAATATGTCTACAGGCCGCTCAAGATAATTCTTCGGCTTTGCGCCCTTCCTTGAGAGTGCATTGGAAACTACGACAGCAACAGCGTCATAGACATACAAGCCGATGAGCCACGCAAGCTCATTCTGAGATTCCAGTTTCAGCTTATATGCTTTTTGATACGCAGTAGCTATTCGAGGCGGCTCGTCCCAGAACTGCTCATAAGTCATGCCCATAGCAATAAACTGCGGACACACCGCCTCAAACACTTCCGTGTAGTTAGATGGCCTGTCTTCGTCCTCTATCAGAACTTGACCGCCATCTTGCGAGGGTTTTCAGTAGCACCCTCATTCGCAATCAGAGACTTAAACGGCTCTGCATACAGAGCGCCCAGCCTGTTCAGTTCCTCATCGTTCAGCCCACCAAGGCCGTCAAACAGAATCTTGTCCGTCTGGTCTTTCGTCATGTGTGGATGGTGCATCAGGAACGCGCCCCAGAACATCAGCGGAATCATGGTCATGCCCATAGACTCCAGCTTGTTCATGTCGAAACCAGCTTGCTCGGTCTTGGAAACCGTCTTCCGACTGAACTCCAGCGTGTACTCACGCCCAGTGTCGGGATCGGTAATAACCATAGGGTTCAGTCTCTCACTCTTAGCAGTATTGCTCATCTCAGTCTCCTTATCAAAATAAGGGCGAGGGTTTCCCCGCCCTATTGTTTTATTATGCCGAAACCGTCCCGGACGGGGCGGCAAAGATGAAGTCACCTTCTGGCAGAAGGTTCGCCATGTTCTCCAGAACGCTATCCACTTCAGCGCCACCGAAGCCAAGCGAGTGGGGGGTAGCGGGGAAGTAGAAGCTGTCGAGGTTGGCCCCTTCGGGGTACGCATACTCGATCCACATTCTCTTTCCACCAGTCAGAGCCTGTGCCGCAGTTACAAAAGTCTCCCATGCAGTGCGGAACTCCGCATAGTCATTGACGGTAAGCTGGATAGCACCACCGGGATCAGCGAGGCCAGCAATGTAAGTATGATTCTTCGTAGCGCTCAGAGGCGTGGACTGAAGGGTGTTTACCTCATCGCCAAACGCCGGGATAGCTTTCACACCGGGGATGGTCGTATAGCCAGTTTCCGGGCGCGTACCAGCGGTAGTCTCAGCGCAATACTTGACAAGCAGTCCAGCCGTGGACACAGCATTTGCCATGTTGCATATCTCCTTATTTAAGTATTAGGCATCGTATCGCCGCCGCCGATTACTCTGCGGAAGCGCCCGATGATCGTGAACGTGTCGCTACGGTCGATGTTCGTTTCTGAGAACTCGCGGTAGAACAGTCCACTCATAGCCGCCTTTGCCAACTCCATAATGGCGTAGGCTTCCGTGGCGGCAGTATTAGCTTGGTTGCTCACGACTTGGATCTCATAGACGCTCTCATATTGGACATCTTGGAAATCCAGTTGCGTGTTTTGGATAGGACGGTTCCTATCAATCTCATGGATGAGGATTGCTGGGAACTTCGCTGGAGAAGCTACCATGCGAGAAGTCGTGTAGGCATCTGGGAAGCCAGCCTTGACTGCATTCGCCACTCGCGTGTAGATTGCATTGCGACTGTATTTCACTTTCCGAATACCTCCTTCACAATGCGTGGCATTTCCTCACGCATCTTCTTCTCAGCGTAGTACATGGGCATATAAGCCTCAGTGCCAACCAACGGTTCGCCGCCGTACCACCACCAGCCCTGTTTCGCGTACTTCTGGGAGTGTTCCATAGACCATGATCCAGCAAAGACGGGAACCGAAACCTGATAGTGCGGCTCAACATAAGAGCCAGTACCAAACTCGATGAAGTACACATCCGTGCCAGACATGACCAGCTTGTAGCCGCCGTCCATAGGCTCGGTCGAGATCCTTGCGTCATCGTTACCGTTGGCGAGAGTTAGATGTGCATTTGCTTCTTGCGCTCCGATATCAGCGAGGCGCTTGCAAACCTCAAGCATCTTCGGCTTTATCTGCTTCTGGTACTTCTCCAGCTCCTTGAGAGCGGCCTTGCATGAACCCTTAGACAGTTCAATCGTGATTGTCTTCATCAGTCTCCACCTCGGAGAGCGCCAGAACGACCTGATTGATGGTGCGGCTCACAGCCACAACACGGTAGTCAAACGGCTCTGTGTCAGGATCGGTTTCAATCCACATCACAGTTTCCGTGTTCCAATCCACATCCAAATCTTCGGTAGTTGCCGTGCGTCCAAAGGTCTGCGTGAGGCCGAACATGGCGATGTCCGCTTGCCCTCTGCCGCCAGACACGTTCATCAGCGTCTTAACAGGCTCGGTGTACTGCACAGAGTATTCGCCAGTCAGGTTGCCGTCAGAGTCCGTTAGCTCCGTCACGCCCTCATAAAACGCATAGGCCACTGGGCGCTTGTTCCTTTTGAGTGTTCTCAAGTGACAGCACCCACTCTCACGAAGGGAAGCACGTTGTTGTGGATATAATCCAGCATATCCGTGTAGTTGAAGTGACGATGCACCCCGTTTTCGATTGAAACGCTTTGACCTTCCGCGCCGGCGTGAGTCCACCCGGCAATGACAGAGTAAATTTGGATCGTATCATACTTGGCGGGGACTTCAATCACATCCTCCGGGACTCCACCAACGAGGTGGTACATCCATGCGAGGATCTCCTTCTTCGCAAGCGTAATATACTCTGTGAGCGTCTCATCGGTCGGCATATATCCACTGCCGTCCTCAAGCAGAATCTTTATGCTATTCAGCTTTTCAGCATCAGTCATTGTTTCACCGACCTTTCCAATTGGGTAGGGGTTTTATCCCCTACCCCTTAACCGAATCAGGCAGAGGGGAAGGAAGCGGCAGAAACGTAGATGCCGTTCGCTTTCTGGTGCTTGACCCACGCGCCGTGGTAGTCACGGAAGTCAAACGCCCAACCCTGAGACTGCTGCCACACGCCGGGGCTGAAGATGCGAGGCTCAGAGAACTGATTAGCCTGCATGATGGCAGAGGGATGGATAATCATGTAGTTGATGGTGCTGCCAGTAGCGGTGTACCCGCCAGCGTCATCGTGGGAATCGGGCTGCGCGAGAGTGATCTCGGTGTTGAAGCGCCCGGACGGAACGGTGATGACTCTCATGTCGTTGTACATCTCGACATTGTAGTCGATGCCGTTTTCGCCGTTCATGGTGTAGCGGGTAATGCCAGCCTTAAGGAACTTGTAGGTCGTGGGGTTGAGGAAGAGAATTCTGCCCTCATACGGAACTTCGGCATCGTCCAGAGCGGCAACAGCGTCATCAATGGACGAAATAAGCGTGTTGCTGGCGTTGATGGACTCAGTGTCCTTGTTCGCGGAAGCGGCATTCTGGGCGTAGGTAGCGAAGCGCAGAGCGTCCTTCTCCGGGACAACCTTCGTCCGCATGAACTCTCCGGCGAGAGTGCCAAAGGCCATGCCCATGCTTTCGGCGTTAGCGACCCGGTCGAGGACGAACTGTCTGCCGCGATCCCACTGGGGAGCGTACGCTCTCCAACCCGCAGTCACATCGCCACGGACAAAACCGTCATTGCGGGAGTAGTCCGCAAGGCCGACCATGTCAGTCTCAAAAAGATAGAAAGTGTGGTACTCATCCGACCAGCGCACTCTGTCCTGCGCGGTGTCGAGGATGGCGGTCTTGCTATCTGCCTTGTAAATCTCGTCCAGAATGGGGAGATAACGAGAGGCAAGACCAATGCTGTTAGCAACAGCGGGGGTAACAGTAGTAGCCATTTTGCTAAACTCCTTTTAATTATTTGATAGGCGGCAGACCCGCATAGCGTCTGAGCTTGTTCAACTCGTCCCTATCCGCATCTTTCGCCGTGGGGGGAGAACCAGAAGTCAGACCGGGCTGTTTGTTCAGCGCGGTCATCTCCAACTCCTTGGTTTTCGCCTCAATAAAATCTTGCTGACACGCCATGATTGCGGCGGCATCGTTGTCAGCCATAGCCTCTGCCGCCCGGAGTGCGAGATCCTTGTCATAGCCAAGAGCAAGACACTGCGCGAGATAACCGCTCACGGTCTTGTCTCTGCGGAGCGTCCGCAGTTCGTTTTCGACTTCCTGTTCGTGTTCCTTGCGCTCGGCCTCGGCTCTCTCAGCCTCGGTCTGCTTCTCCCGGAACTGCCGCTTCCAATCAGCAGCCTGAGAATTTGCGTTCGACAGTGCCGTCCTGAGTTTCTTGACTTCCTCAGACTCGTCAGCCTTGGGAGCCTCAAACTCATACGCTTCCAGCGCCGCCAGTTTTTCTTCTGCGGACATCTCTGCGTAACCAGAGATCGCGGTGGTATCAATCTTCATGTCTTTCTCCTTGCGTTTAATTAGAAGCAGTTCACTCTGCTATGCTTTCCGTTTTAGAGTCTTGTCATGACTTCCGATGCGTTTGTTAAGGCAGTTCACTCTGCCGTTCTATGTGAAAGCTGTTTGCTTACACTTACTTATCCTTGTTGTACTGGGCAGTGCTGATTCCCAGAAGAGCGCCCAGCAGAGTGCAGATAACAGCGGTGGTCTTTGCCACTTCATCAGCAAAAGGCCAGCCCCAGATTGCCGCGAGGCCGACATAGGCAGTTGCCAGCGCGGGAAGAACAATCATGGTAATCCATTTCAGAATGTCGTACAGTTTGTCGGGGAGTTTCATCCTTTAGCCCTCCTTAAGGTTCTTAATCTCCGTTGAAATCTTCGCTATGTCTATCTGAATCGACTCAAACTTTTTGGCATATCCGTTATGCTCATCCAGTTTCTTCTCGACAGATTTCAACCGCTCGTCCAGCCTTACTTCTCTCTCGCGGGAGATGAGCCATTGCCCAATCACGGAACAGATACCCGTAATCACGGCAACGATTATCACATCACTCATCATGTACTCACCTCACTGTCAGTTAAACTCGCATTCACACCTACAGTTGCAGTCCTCTTCCGGGATTCCAAACATCCCCGGCGCTGGTGCGTGAGCGCCATCCCATGTGTAGAAGTCTTCGTCTATACCAACAGTTTGACCAAGGAGATAGTCGTGCGAATCCCTAACGCGATCATCCATCATGGTGATCCAAGTCTTGTTCCTCGCTCCGGCGTACTTTGCGGTATTCAGCGCGGCAGTATTCGCAATTCGGTGCATCTCCGTATCTGCGATCCTTGCGATGTCTTCCCCTGTGCCGCCATTTGCGAAGTAGTCCTCGACCCGCTCTCTCCAAGTCTTTCCAGCCACCTTTGCGTCCACGACTTTCATTACATCGTCCACATTTGGGGTGTAATCGGACGAAAGATTATCGTTCGTTACGGAGTTTCCCGTTGCGTAGGCGAGAAGGAAGAGGTCAAGCAGTTCGTCAATAATGTCCTCTTCCTCACGCTTATCACGTTTTTGGAGCGTTTCTTTGCCGAATCTTTCACGGATTTCCGAATTAAACCGATTCAGTTCATCAAGCGGCAGTATGCTTGCCATGACATCACTCCAGAATCTCTACTAATCCCATCCCTTCCAGATGGTCTGCGCGTTCACGCTTCATAATCAGACGCTCAGAGGTCTTTACCAGACGCTTGAGTTCTATGTCGTTGTATGTCTTGCAACATCTGACTTCCACATCATCGTCTTTTCTCTGGGCGAACTCGCATTCGCCGGGAGACAGGATAGTTTCATAATGACTCTCGCGGGGAGCGCACTTGAATTTCCGCACTCCCTTGTAGATAGCGTCCACAGGAATCTCGCTCATGTCCATCGGCAGGATGAAACCGTTCTTCCCGTTTACGATACCCTGTTCCTCGGCAACTGCAAACGCTGTGCAGATCACGGGAGTACCAACGGACAGCGCCTCGACAATGGAGTAGGAGTACCCCTCTGTATCGGAAAGCTGGACAAGATAGTCAGCATCAGCAATGAAATCCAGAATGTCCAGACGGGGCGGCATAATTGCCACGGACTTGTTGAACGCCTGTCTGGGCTTGTCAGTGTATATCGTCCAATGGAACGGAATCCCGGCAGCGTCCAGAGCGTCAGCGAGTTTCACCATCCGCTCATAGCCTTTCTCAGCAGTCAGACGAGTAGCTGAGATCAGATTCAAAACCTTCTTGGGCTTCTTGACTGTGTACGGATTGTACATAGTCTCAATGTCTTTAGCCCATTCGTAATGCGCTCTGATGCCCTCAGTCGTGTTGTCCGCGACACCGAAACGCTTGGTAATACGCTTGTCATGGCACGGGTTGAGATGCCTACAGATGTAATCTGCATGGAAAGTCTGGATGATCTCTTTTGCTTCAAGGTTATTGAATAACTCTTTTTCCCAACCGTAGCCGAAGATAAAGACATCGCAGATGATCTTGTCCCCCGGCCTATAGCGGATTACTCTGCACACCTCTGCGATATGCTTCATCATGTTTGCATCGCCGTTGCGGTAAAGCACGGTAATATCAAAATCCTTACCATACTTAAGCCCCATCTCATAGCAGAATGTCTCCACGCCGCCGACAACGTTGAAACCGGGGAAGTATATTACGTTTTTAAGGCGTAGTGTTCTCATTCTCCTATGATGCCCTTGGCTCTCAGATCAACCAGACTACCCTCTCTGGGAAAGTTGTACTGGTAGCAAACCTCTTTACTGTAAACAATGATTGGGTTGTGCTT